TATTGCTGGAATAGGAATTTTTCCACCAACAATGAAAATAAAAGATTGGAAAGTTTTAGTTAATCAATTATTAGGAACACGAGAAATTATACCACCACCTAAAGGAACATCTAAAAAAGATCAATTACAAAATCATTTAGAAGAATTTTGTACTAATAGAACTTCAACTACAGTTGAAAAAGATGATATTAAAAAAGGCGCTGTATTTACTGATGAAGGTAAACATTACTTTTTATTTGATTCATTCTTTTATGGGTTTTTACAAAGAAGAAGATGGGATGTTAAGTTTCAAGAAACAAGTCAGATGTTAAGAGAGCACTGTGGATGTACTACAGAAAGAATTATTTTAGGAAAGAGTAGACCAACCGTAACTATAGTAGATTCTTTCGAAAAAAAATCAGAAGATTATACACCAAAACAACTTAAACCGAAAGATAATTTTTAATGATAAAACGTTGCTTTATTGAAAGCTTTATAGATGTAGGAAGTGGATTAATACTAGCTATTTTAATTCAATTATATATTTTTCCTTTTTTTGGATTATATCCTACTGTATGGGACAGTTTGCACATAGCATTAATATTTACATTCTTTTCTATTATTAGATCAGCAATATGGAGAAATTTTTTTAGGAGAAAGAAATGAAAACAATAGTAATTGGACCTCCAGGTACAGGAAAAACAACAACACTTTTAAACTTAGTGGATAAATATTTAAAAGAAACTGATCCAAATAAAATAGGTTATTTTGCATTTACTCAAAAAGCTGCTTATGAAGCAAGAGATAGAGCAATGGATAAATTTAATTATAGTGAAGATGACTTACCTTACTTTAGAACTCTTCATTCATTAGCATTTAGAAGATTAGGAATTAATAAAGATAATGTAATGCAACGTAGACATTACGAAGACTTAGGTAAAAAGATAGGATTTCCAGTAGATTATGAAGACAATGATAGTGAAATGAATGGTATATTTTCTACTAAAAGTGATTACTTAAGAATAATACAATTATCTAAACTAAGAAATATATCTATTGAAAGACAATATGATCTTAAAGAGCATACACAGGATGTAGAGTTTGATAAATTAAGAATTATATCACACGAGTTAGAAAGATATAAAAAAGAATATAACTTAGTAGATTTTAATGACATGATTTTAAACTTTAAATCAGGAGTATGTCCTAAGTTTGATGTAGTATTTATAGATGAGGCTCAAGATTTATCTCTTATGCAATGGGATATGGCAAAAACAATATGGGATAAGTCAGAAAATAATTATATAGCAGGTGATGATGATCAAGCTATTTTTAAATGGGCAGGTGCGGACGTAAATAGATTTATTACATTAGGTGGAAAATACATAAAGCTTACTCAATCTTATAGGATACCAGCTAAAGTTCATGAGTTTGCTATGAAAATTATTAATAAAGTAGGTAATAGAATACCTAAAAATTGGAAACCTAGAACAGTAGAAGGATCTCTTTCTACTTATGCAGATTTTAGACACATAGATATGTCTAAAGGAGAATGGTTAGTTCTTGCTAGAACTCGATCAATGTTAGATGAATTAGAAGACATAGTTTATAAAAATGGTCTTTACTATAAAAATAAATTTAAAAAATCTTATGAGCAAGATTTATATGATGCTATAAATGATTGGGAACATTTAAGACAAGGACAATTATTAAATTATAAACAAATAGAAAAAATATATAGTTATATGAGTAAGAATAATGTAGAAAAAAATAAATTAAAAATAATGATTAAGGATGCTTTCTTTGGAATAGATCAATTAAGTAATCAATATGGATTAAAAACAAAAAATGTGTGGTACGAAGCTTTTGATAACGCACCATCTAAAAAAGTTTCTTATATAAGACAAATGAGAAAGAACGGAGAGCAATTAAATAAAAAACCTCGAATTATACTATCTACTATTCATGGAGTCAAAGGCGGAGAAGCAGATAATGTTGTTCTCTTAACTGATTTATCCAGACAAACTTTAAGAGAATACGAAAGAGTTCCGGATGATGTGAACAGATTGTTCTATGTTGGTGCAACAAGGACCAAGGAACACTTACATATAGTAGAACCAAAAGATATTTATAAGGCATTTAGAATATGAGCGATATATATAAAAAGCAGGTAGGTGGGAATCACTATCAGAGTATGGTCATTCAACCCTCTGAATTTATTAATAGAAATAATATTCCTTTTGCTGAAGGAAATGCAATTAAATATTTATGTAGACATAAACAAAAAAATCAAAAACAAGATTTGGAGAAAGCTATCCATTATTGTCAAATGGCAATAGATCGTGACTATCCCGATAAACCAAAAGAAGAAAAAAAACAAAAAACTAACACATGGGGAATAATTAAATGATGCAAGTACCACTTTTTAAACCACAAACTGAATGGACACCACCTACTGAGTTTCCAGATTTATCTAAACATAATGAGATAGCAATTGATTTAGAAACTAAGGATCCTGACCTAATAAAAATGGGTTCAGGTTCTGTAACCCAAAGAGGTGATGTAGTGGGTATTGCTGTGGCTGTTAAAGGATGGAAGGGTTATTATCCAATTGGTCATGAAGGTGGTGGTAATATGGATAAAAGAATGGTGCTTAAATGGTTTCAAGCAGTTTTAAACACAGAATCCGACAAAATATTTCACAATGCAATGTATGATGTATGTTGGATTAAATCCTTAGGACTTACTCTTCAAGGAAAAATTATAGATACTATGATTGCATCAGCACTCGTTGATGAAAATCAAATGAGATATGATTTAACTAGTTGTGCAAGAAGATATACAGGACAGGGTAAAGATGAAGCTGCATTATATGAAGCAGCTAAATCATGGGGAGTCGATGCAAAAGCTGAAATGTATAAACTTCCAGCTATGTATGTTGGAGATTATGCGGAGAAGGATGCTGAGATAACTTTAGAGTTATGGCAAGAATTAAAAAAAGAAATAATTCATCAAGATATTTCTTCTATATTTAATTTAGAGACTGAACTATTTCCTTGCCTCGTTGATATGAGATTTTTAGGAGTTCGTGTAGACGTAGAAGGCGCTCACAAATTAAAAAAACAATTACTTGAACAAGAAAAAGAATTATTACAAAAGATAAAAAAAGAAACGCAAGTAGATGTTCAAATATGGGCAGCGCGCAGTATTGAGAAAGTTTTTCAAAAACTGTCCCTACCATATGAGCGAACCGCCAAAACAAGTTCTCCATCATTTACAAAAAATTTCCTTTCAAATCACCCCCACCCACTGGTGAAATTAATAACCCAGGCTCGTGAAATTAACAAGGCCCATACCACATTCATAGATACCATATTAAAACATTCACACAAGGGCAGAATACATGCTGAAATAAACCAACTTAGATCCGATAATGGCGGAACTGTGACCGGTAGATTCAGCTACTCAAATCCAAATTTACAGCAAATACCAGCTAGAAACAAAGACCTTGGACCACGGATTAGGTCCTTATTTATGCCCGAGGAAGGCCATACATGGGGTTGTTTTGACTATAATCAACAAGAGCCTAGGTTGGTAGTGCATTATGCTTCTCTTCAGAATTTAATGGGTATAGACGAAGTATTAGAATCATATCAAAAAGGTGAAGCAGATTTCCACTCTATCGTATCCGAGATGGCAGGAATCCCTAGATCACAGGCCAAGACTATAAACCTTGGTCTGTTCTACGGAATGGGTAAAAATAAATTACAAGCTGAACTAGGTACCAATAAACAAGATGCTGAAGATTTATTTACTAAGTATCATAGTAGAGTTCCGTTTGTTAAACAGTTAATGAATGCTGTGATGCAAAGAGCACAGGACTCTGGAAGAGTAAGAACTTTACTTGGAAGATTATGTAGGTTCCATTTATGGGAACCTAATCAGTTCGGTATTCATAAACCTTTACCTCATGAAGCAGCGCTCGCGGAACACGGACCAGGGATTAAACGTGCTTATACTTACAAAGCTTTAAACAAGCTTATACAAGGATCAGCAGCTGACATGACAAAGAAAGCAATGATAGAATTATATAAAGAAGGAATTACTCCACATATACAAGTACATGATGAACTTGATATATCTGTAAGGGACAATGAAGATAAAATAAAAGAAATAATGGAGCATGCCGTAAACCTTGAAGTTCCTAACAAAGTAGATTATGAACACGGTAATAATTGGGGATCAATTAAATAAAAAGGATGATTGACAATGGCTTACTTAAATGCAAATATACCTGTAACGTATGCACA